GTCATTGACTCCATCAGCGCTCCGGTCAGCCAGCCGATCGTGCGGCCGGGATAGTTCTTCGCCTTCCAAAGCTCGTATGCCGGCGCCGTCTCGCCGCCGTATGGCGCCCAGTGCTCGCCGCCGGCGTCTCCCTCAGTGGCGAACTGAGCCGCCATCTCCTGGCGGAACAGGCCGCCCAGCGTCAGCCACAGCGGAGTGAAGTCGCTCAAGCCCTGGCCGAACCTGCTCAGCTCGAAGTGAAACTCCTTCAGCGGCGGATCGAAGTCGAAGCGCAGAGTCGCGGTTGGTTTCGTGCCGGTGGCCATTACCAGACCGTCCTGCGCCGCGCGAACGGCCTAGAGGAGTACTCGAAGCCCGAGATGGCGTCGTCGCGGGCAACGTCCGGCATGCCCAGGGTGCGCAGCTCGATGAGCTTCAGGAAGGCTTGGTACTTGCCCTCGTACTCAGCGGCCAGGCCCTTAGTACCGCCCGGTCCGGTGTCGGAGGGAAACTTGGTTCGTGCCCAGCGCGCCATCGTGCCGAAGATGCAGGCGGTGTTGAGGAAGCTCAGCGCGTAGTCGTTGTCGACGATCGGCAGGTCGAAGCCGCGCGCGCGCAGCACGCCGTTGATCTCATCGGAGACGTTGACGATCATGGCGTCGACGGCGGTCGTCGAGGGCGTGGTCGAGCCCGAGATGCTCTGCCCCGGCGGCAGGTAGTTCTCGATGTCGCCTATCGTGCACGGGTAGTCTGTCGCTGCCATGTCAGCCCCTTCGAGGGGGCCGGGCAAGCCGCCCGGCCCCCGTTGTCTCTTGGTCAGTCAGCCGCTGCCGTGGCGCCGGTCAGGACCTTCATGGCCCCAGCGCACGTCAGGTTCTCGTCCACGTAGTCGACGCACTGCACGACGTTGCTCATGCGGGGGTCGAAGACGTACGAGCGGCTGGCGAAACGGCCACCCATCGCGGTCCACACAAAGGTCCTTGCGGGAGCGAGGATCTTGGCGCGCAGCGGACCGATGCGGTTGTCGATGTACGCCACGAAGACGTACCCATCAGGCCACACGAACGCCATGCTCGGGTCCGCACCGGAACCGGGCACGCTGGTGTCGTAGACGGCCTTGGCCACGAGGAACTTGTCGACGTCGAAGACGCTGCAAAGAGCGGCGTCCGTGATGACGCCGGCGATGCCCGCGGCCTCCGTGTACTTCACACGCTCCTTGATGAGCGTGTTGTTGCGCAGCACACGCGACGTGTTGTAGTTCATGAAGATCGTGTTGGGCAGATGACCGCAGGCCGCCACGACGTCTGCCTTGGCGGTCTCGATGTCGACGTACGGGTCGACGTCGGTCTCTGTCCACGAGTCAGCAACGCCCGTCTGGGCGAAGTTGCTGTTGTTGGTCATGAGCTGCATGGTGCGGTACTCGCTGTTGAGCATGAGGCGGTCGACCGCGAGGGTGACGTTCTCCTGCTCTACGTCGAGGGCCGCGTCGGCGTTCTTCGGCAGCTCCCAACCCATCGAGACTTCCACACCGTAGCCCTTGCAGGTGTAGGCGGAATCACTGACTGCCCACTCGATCTGCGGGAACAGCGAACCCGGCGCGCGCGCGGTGTCCGAGAGCTGCAAGTGCTCGGTCTTGCCCACGTAGTACACGTCGGACTTGTTGTCGACGTTGATCACAGGGGCGACCTGTGACGCGATGAAGCTGTCCGCGTCCTGTGCGTATCCCTGTGCGTACTGGCTCAGGGCCTCGTTGACGTGAAAGAGGCCGAGGTCACTGGTGACGGTTACAATAGCCATGACTCAGCTCCTTTCAGGCGACTCTGGCGAGGACGACCTCGATGTACGCCGTGCCGGATGACACGGCCTCGAGGGCGATGGCGTTGCAGGGACCAGTACTGCGAGTACCGGCGGTCGGCATGGGGATCATGCCGGCCGATCCTGCGACAAGCGGGTCGCCGACGTTGATAACGCCGGTGGCGCCGGTGGCGGAAGCGAGGACCTTGACGGCCGGGCCGAGAAGGATCACGTCGCAGATGTCGCCTGAGGCGCAGCCCTTGTCGACGATGCCGAGGCAGTACCCGCTTGAATACGCCGCGACGTGGCCGGCCGCTGCCAGTTGAACCGGCATCTTGGCCGACAACGCGGCGTCAGCGATGAAGCTCTTGCGAGCGACAAAGCTGGTGTGTTCTTGGGAAGCCATACTCTCACCCCCTTCTGGGGTGTTGAAGTGTCAGATCAACCCGTGGGGCCTGTTGAGCCCTGCGGGCCGGTTGGGCCAGTGCCTCCGGTTGGACCGGATGCGCCGGTCTTGCCGGTTGCGCCCTGGGCCCCGGTGGGACCGCCAGACGGACCGACAGCGCCGGTTGCGCCGGTGGTACCGGATGCTCCGGTTGCGCCGACAGCGCCGGTTGCGCCGGTGGTACCGGATGCTCCGGTTGCGCCGACCGCGCCGGTTGGGCCTACTGAGCCCTGCGCGCCAACGTCGCTGCTCAGCAACACGACCTCGATAAGGGCGGTTCCCGAGAGGACTTGACGCAGTGCGACGGCCACGTAGGCGTCCGTCGCTCCGGCGGTGACGAGGTAGCCGCTCGCGTTGACCTTGAGCGGGCTGCCGATGTCGATTTGCGTGGCTCCGTCCACCAGGGCCAGGACGGCCGGGGCGACGAGGAGCACGTCGACGTTGTCGCCCGAGACGCAGTCCTGGGCGGCGAAGCCGATCATGCGGTCAGATGCCCCGCAGAGGGCAACGTGACCGTCAGCAGCCAGCTTGACGGCTGTGTGCTGGACGAAGCTGGCGTCAGCGACGAATGAGCGCCGCGGCGCAAGCAGGTCGTGGTCTTGTGATGCCATGTGGGTCACCTACTTTCGAGCGTCAGACGTCCGAGCCCGTAGGACTCATGCCGCCGATGTGCTGCTCGGAGAGATAGGCGGCGTAGTCGGAGAAGAGCTGCGGATCGCTGATCTTCAGCGCGGCCCGAGCCTCGTCCTGGCCCTTGAGACCCTTGAGGTGGTTGACGGACATGTACGTGGAGATGGCGTCGGCCATGGCCTTCGGAGGATCGGCGGTGACGCCGCCCTCTGCCATTTCCCTCTTGCCCTCGTGTCCGGCGTTGCCGTGCTCGGTCACGTCGACCAGCTTGACGGTCTTGCGAGCTTCGAGCGTGGCCTCGAACGCCTCGGGACTGGCCTCTGCCAGAGCCATGAGGGCGTCCTTCTCGGCCGGCAGGACGTGCGTGTCCTTGATGGCCTCGGCGAGCTTCGCCTCGGACTCGACCCTGCGGGTGGCCTTCTCGGCTTCGGCGGTCTTCGCCTCGGCCGCCTCTGCGCGGTCGATCAGCTTGACTACCTCGGCCAGGATGACCTCGTCGGTCGCGTCCTCGGTCAGGTTGAGCTTCTTCAGTGTGTCGGTGTTCATGTGATCAGCTCCTTTCGGGGCAATCGGCCCATCGTCTTCGTGGCTTGCGTCGTGCGTGCCCTTCACCGGCCTGACTCCCGGTGAATCGGGCTCCAAACGACCCGCGCCACGAGTAGCGGGGTCGGTGCTTTCTGATGTCTTGAGGCCGTCGCAGAAGTCCTGGACGTCCTTACAGAGCTTGGCGATGCCGGCGTGGATCGCGGTGTTGCCCTTCTGGCCCTTGAGCGCCAGCTTGGCGTGCGCCGGCAGCGCGTTGACCATGGCCAGCAATCCGTCCCAGGGGGTGGCGTCGCTGGGCTTCTGGTCGTCGTCATCATCCTCGGGGTTGCCCTCGAGGGAGTACTCGGACAGGGTGGCCACCACGGCCATCGTCTGCGCCGCCTTGGCGTCCTTGACGGCGGGCATGATGGAGAGCACCGGGGTGTTGCACAGCGTGAGGCTGCGCAGCACGTTGGGGACCTCGGCGCCAGACTGATTCATCACGACCATGCCGATCTCGACACTGCCGTATTTGTACTCATCGTCGGAGAGAAGCTGAGCACCGAGCGCGGTCCACTTCACGTCGGCCCACAGTGCCATGCCGGTGACGTCGCCCTCCTCGTAGGAGGCGAGGTAGACGCGCTTCACCCAGCCGGCGGCCGGCGCCGAGACATCGTGGCGCCCGCTTGAGTCGACGACCGGCTCGCGGCCAAGGATTCCGGCCTCGAAGTTGGCGATCAGCTCGTTGGCCAGATCCTCGGTGAACTCCAGGTCGGGATACTTCGCCGAGTGGAAGGTGCCGATCGGGAAGACCATCATCGGCGTGGTGTCGCCAGCGGCGATGTGCTCGCCGAGGTGCAGGCGGTAGAGGTCCTGGATGTTCGTCTCAGTCAAGCCCTCGGGCGGTACCTTGCCGCCACCAATTGCGATGGCCTGCTTGATTGCCTGCTTCTTGGCTACCTTCTCGCTGGCGTCATCGGAGTAGGTATAGCAATGACCAGAGTCGCCGTACTTCCACCCCTTCTTGCCTTCTAGCGTGCACTGCATGAGTGGCATCTCAAACTCCTTGCGTCTCGGCGATGTCGGGTTGCTCAATCTCGTAGATGACCAGGCAGCGACACTGCTCGCCGCCCTCGCAGTCGGGGTTTGGCGTCCAGTCGGCGGCCTCGTCGAGGTCGGTCGTCTCGTCGCCGTCCTGGCCCTCGCAGGTGTCGCAGGTGTTGCGATCCATGACGGCGCTGTAGGTTGCGCTGGCAATCTCGGCGGCGTCGGCCGCAGCTTGGTCTGTGCGGCCGTCGCCCATCAGGCGGGTCACGGTCGCGCCTTGCAGAAGCGCCGCGGAGTCGGAGGCGACCATGATGGCCGACTCGAACAGCTCATCATTGACGGCAGCCGAGGCACTACGAAGCGCGGTCCTGGCGGCGGCGGCCTGCGCGGCTGCAGAGATGGCGCGCGCGGCGACCTCCGCTTCCTGGGCGATGCGATCGCCTATGCCGCCAGCGCCAGCCGACGTCGGCGTAGGCACGTCGGCCAGTTGCGCTGAGCCGCCGCCCTGACGAGATTCGATGATCTCCTGGGGAACGGCCTCGCCCTTGCGCTGGCGGTCAAGTTCGTCGGCTACCTGCTTTCGACCGGCGTTGTAGTGCGCCGTCAGGGTCTGGGCGATCTGCTTGGTGAGCGCGTCGACCATCGGCGGCCGGGAGGCGACGAAGGACGCCACGCGTCCTTTATCCGCCGCGGCGCGCGCTCGCTTTGCAAGCTCCGTCGCCTGAGCTTCGCGGGTGGTTGCAGTGGCCGCCTTGATGGCGTCCTTCTGGCCCGCCATGGTGGCGCTGATTTCGTCTAGGTCGCAGAACGACTCGAGGCGCGCGAGCTTGGCGGTCGGCGCCTGGCGGAACTCAGCCAGCTTGCGACCCAGCTTCTCGCCGCACTTCTCACAGACCGTGGCGTCCGCGTCGTTCTTGGCGCCGCAGGCGATACAGGTCTTGGTCTCGGCTAGCTCTGCCGCCTTGGCGATCACCGGCGGTCGCTGGCCCGGCAGCATCGGCGCCGCGATCGGCGAGGCGGGCTTGGAGATGTCGGCCTTCGTCTCGGGCGACACGCCCTGAACCGCGGCGGCTGTCTGCTGCGCCACCGTCTGCCCCGGCCCCGGCTGCGGCAGCGGCGGGGGCACGCTCGGTAGGTTGTTGGTCGCGTTCAGCGCCGCGTCCTGCTTAGCCTTCATCT